GAAACCCGAAGCGCCCGTGCGCCAAACTCGCCCATGCGGGAGCTGCCGCGACCGGGGCCAAACTGACCGGCTTGAATAAACTCCTGCCCAATCGCCGGAAGATACTTTTCCTGAAGCTGGCGAACGCCAACGTCGCCCAACTGCTCCACGACCGCCTTGGTGTAGGGGTTCATGTACTCTGCCGCAGCCTGCGGAAAAGTCCTCGCAGCAGCCCCTAGGAACGGCTGAGCAGCAGTCACCGCCGATGCTTCGCCTGCTCGCTGAATTGCGGGAAGTGCAGCCTGAAAAAGCGGTTGAGCGGCAGTCACCCCTGACATCCCGGCTGCTTGACCAAAGAAGGGCTGGGCCGCTGCGGCCCCCATCATGCCGCCTGCTTTGGCAAAGTCTCCGGCTGCGGCACCTAGTCCCGTCGTTTGACCGGCTGTTCCAAGCGCCGTTTGAGCCTGCTGCAAGAAAGGTTGGTAAGCCGTTGCAGCCTGCTGAGTTGCAGCAAAACCCGCTTGTTCACCCGGAGTAAACCCAGCAATCCGAGGGCCGGTGTACTGCGCATACGGCAGATTGGCGACCGCTTGAGCCTTGCCCAGCATGTCCGTGGTGTACTGGGTATACCACTCGGGTAACTGCACCTGAGAGGTGCTGGCCGTGGTTCCGGGTGTTGGGGCGCTGCCCTCAAAAAGAAAGTCAACTGCGCTCATTAGGTCAACCCTCCGCCCATGTACTTATCGGGCGACTTGGCGTTTGGACTAATCCGGCCACGCGATAGGGCACGACCCTTGTGCTGTCGAATATTAGCACGGAACTGGTCCATCCTACGCGCCCCCTCCTTGGTCGAGCCGTCCCCCAGCAGCGCCAAGGTTTCTGCATCAATCACGTATTCCCCATCGCTCAAGAGCGCCGGGATCTTGTCTTCTCGACCGGAACCGGGACCATCAACATAGCGAGACTCGTTGGAGCCGCCATCGGCATAACCCGTCAGCCCACCCACAGCCATCGGCTTCTCTTCCTCGCTAGGCGGCTTAACACCAGCCGGAGGTGGCTCAGGCTTCTCAAGCTGCATACCGTAGTCAAAGAACTTGGCTTCGGGCCGCGTGCCGTAAGTAAAGTAGTCAATGTCCGGACGCAACTTCTGACGGCTCAAGGTGTATTTGGGCAACGCGCCGCCAAGGGAGGGGGTTGTTACGCCACCGCCCGGAGTAGTGGGTTTTGTCCCTGATCCGCCAGCGCCAATCGCCGTGATGAGATTAATAATATCTTCAATACTAAATGGAGGCTTGTCCTTGTCATCAGCCTTTTTGTCATCAGTTGGCTTTTGATCAGTAGGGGGTCCATCTGGAGGAGTGACATCGACATTCCCCGGAGGAACAATAACTGGCGGTGTCGTCACATCCGGCTCAGTCGGTTTAGTGCCTTCAACGACTACTTCCTCAATTGGGCCTTCGGGAACACCCGCGTCAATTGGGCTAGTAGGAGGCGTAACCGGCGGAACTACAATGTCCGGTTCAGTTGGCTTAGTTCCTTCAACGACTACTTCCTCAATGGGTCCTTCTGGAACACCAGCGTCAATAGGTGAAGTCGGAGGCGTAACCGGAGGAGCAACGATCTCTGGCTCAGTCGGCCTAGTCCCTTCAACAACTACTTCTTCAATTGGAGCTTCTGGTAATCCACCGCCAGTAACAGCGCCAGCGCCAATCGTTCCAGCCACTACCCCGCCCAGCGGAGGAGCTGTTGGAGCCGTTCCCGTAACAACAACTTCTTCAATAGGGGGTTCTTGAGGAACAGTTGGCTCCTCTGGAGTGGTCGGCTCTTCTGGAGCGGTTGGCTCTTCAGGCACCGTAGGCTCTTGAGGAGCAGTAGGCTGAGCGCCCGGAAGTGCTCCAGCAACAGGAGCAGCTACTCCACCAAGCGGAGGAGCAACGGGTTTAGCGCCAGTAACAACTACCTCTTCAAGCGGAGGTTCTGGCGTGGTAGGCGCAGATGGAGCCGTAGGCGTAGTAACAGGAGCTGCTGCCCCACTTGTTAAAGCGCCGCCAACTAATCCAGTTGCCCCAACCAATGCAGCAGCTTGCGGAATAGTTAGGCCAAGTTTTGTTGCGGTAATAACAATTTCTGGGATTACACTTGCTGCTAATGCTCCGCCAGCACCAGCAGCTCCCGCAGCGCCTGCCGCCCCCGCAGCTCCCGCAGCTCCAGCTCCAGCAGCACCCGCCCCACCAGCAGCACCAGCTCCGGCTCCCGCACCAGCCCCCGCACCAGCTCCAGCCGTAAATAACGGAGCAACGCCCGCAGCCAACATGGCCACAGCAGCAATTTTGGCAAGCGTTTCTACAGTCTTGTCATCTTTGCGTTTGAAAGCGCGAGTCGGATCAGGATAGCCCGACTCCATCAGAGTGCCGGTACCATAAGGGTCCATGCTTTCAAGCACGCCAATATCGGGCTTAAAGTCAAACTTGCCGCCCGCGTAATCCGACGGAACTGCTGCAAAAAAGTCGCGCATTTCTTGAGGACTGAAAGCAGGACGAAGTTCCTGAAGAGTCCTAGTGTCCATCAACTTATCAACGGCATTGTTTTCTTTTGCAAAGGCAAAAGCTTCTTGGAACTTGTTTGCTTTGAGCAAATCACTCAAAGGTTTCATCACGGCATAATCAGCTTCCACCTTAGAAAGCGCGCCAAGGTCGCGTTCAGTCTTAGCAGCAATGGCTTCTGCTATTCCCGGCTCACCGGCAAGCGCATCAAAACCCGACTTAAAAATCCCTTGAGTCGGATCTTTGGCCGCTTTCTTAAAAGCTTCTAAAGCGCCTTCTTCGTAAAAAGATCCCGCGCTACCAAGTCCCGCACGAGTATCTGACCGAATAGTTACCGGAGCGCCGCCACCGAACGCCGCATCACCCACTTGAAAGTTCATGGCTTTAAGCGCAGCCGGGTCCACCAATGACATCAACGCCATCGCTTTTTGGCCAGCGTCAAAGTCCATCGACGACACATCTACCGGCAGCGTTGCCCCCGGAACCGTATAAGACAGCGGTGACTCTTGAGGCTGCGTAAGTTCCGCTATCTTCTCTTCTTCATAAGTCGGCTGGGTGAATTCACGGTCCTCATCTTCTAACAACTCGTCTTCGTCAGCGGGCAAGCTAAACTCAACGCCACCGCCGTTAGCAAAGCCTTGAGAAAGAGGTCCGTAGACCGTCTCTTCCGCATTTGGCATTTCACCATAAGTGTAGTAACTAGCCATGGCTCACCTAATCCAAAACTTGGTAGAAACGAGAAGCCCAATCACGCCAATTGTCATACTGGTACGGCGACGGCGGATTCTGTTGAGAAATGCCATTGATTCCAATAATGCCCGCAGCCCAATTCTGCCATTCGGTTTCTTTCTCCAAACGCGCAATCGGACCATATTTCTCAAGATCAAATACCGTAAAGTCCGCCCAGTCCTTCAACTTGTGATAGCGCGGGTCTGTCAAAAGACTCATGGGTTCTCTCCCAAGATCGTGCCCGTTGCCGGTTCGACATGCGCAATCACTTGCCCCATTTGATAGTTGCCGCCAATGGTGTTGCTTTCAAATCGCAAACGCATCTCGCGTCGAATCTCGCGGAAATACACCAACTGCTGCTGGCGCTCGGTCGGCGTGGCATAAATCGTCTGCGGGTCGCTTGTGACATCCGCTGCCTTGGCATTAGCACGGCCCGTGACCTGAACCGTCATGTCCCCCGCTTGGACGAAATCCGGCTCCAGATATTCAATCCGTAGCGCCATATTCTGCGGCTGCTCCGCCGCAACCAGCGACATGTCCGCCGTTTCAAAAAACGACTGCACCGGGCGAATCTGGTCGCCATTGATTTCATCTGTGCCGTATTCATGCTGCCACACCACATAACCCTTGGGGTCGTTGATGATTCGTGGTTGATCGTCTTCCGTTACCCGAAGCTCCGTATTTTGCACGCCACGGAACTGCACCGTCTCGGTATCAATAACCCCAATCACGAGCGGCGAGTTAAACACCTGCGCATACTGACCCGCAGAGCGCCCGCTATTGGGCAACACAGTGTCGTACCAAGTCTCCTCACGCACGTTGTAGATCACCGCATGTGTGCACTCAGTCGCGCTACCACGCGGGTAACACCACCAAATCTCACCCCAACGCGGCACCTTGAACGCAAAGACTTTTTGTCGCTGGGCGTAGTTCAGGTTGTCGTAGAACCAGTTCAAGTTGAGCTGATTCGGCACTTCGCGCACAACACCGTTGAACATCAAGAAGCGGTCTACGCCGCACCAGAAATACAAACCGTCGTACTCAATCACACTCTTCCCAGAGAGAATGCTCGACTGCGAGGTAATGGTGTCAAAGTTGAATACCGATGCCCCACCTACATAACTGGCGCGTACCACTGAATCCAATGACCAAAAAAGTCCAGACGGCGCATTGCCCGCACCGGCTCTAAGGGGTAACCCTTTGACGATCTTCTGGCTAGTGACCCGAGCTTCACCGGCATCGCCGCTTGTCCAATCGTCCGTATATCCCGCTCTGCTCCACTGCACAAAGCCGTCCGAGCCATACGCAAAGACATACGGAGCCAAGGCGACAATACCACCCGATACCGTGACATCAGGTTCTAAAGTAAGCGGCGCAGTGCCATTGTCAAAGCCGCGATAGAGCGCACCATTAGCGTCAGACGATATGTCTTCGATGTCATACGCCACATGCGCCAGTATTTCGTTCTGGTCAGTCGTGGTGTTATACGCTACATCAAAAATCCAATTTGCATTGGCGTTGCTAACGTAACCACCGTCAGTTCGATTCGTGACAATACTGCTCGCGCCATTTTGGTTTAATCGAAAGCGGAATACGCCGTCCGAAGTTCCCACATGGACATATGTAAATCCATTGTGGTTGTGAATGTGCATGCCACGCGCAATGCCATCCAAACGATCTTGCAGCGCACGATAGCCACCCATCTTTCTCGGCAACCCGCGTTGAAACCGACACCACTGCCCGTCAACATAAAAGTTACCTTCAAACTTCGTACCGTCCCGCTTGATTCCGGGCTGCGGACGAATAATGATCGGCTGCAAAGGCATCAGTACGACCCACCCTCAATCGGGTCAAGACCCAGCGCAATTTGCGCAGCCGTGGTATTAGCCGCAGTAAACACCGCATCGCCAATAGCCGTAGCGCCCAAATTAGTTCTTGCGCCTGAAGCCGTCGTCGCCCCCGTACCGCCTTGAGCCACAGTCACTGGGATTGCAATCGTTGCTGTATCGGCATCCACTACATCGGTGCCATCGCAATACAAAATGGCACGAGCGCCCTGTGAAACAGTCGTTGCCGGGGATTGCGCAGCCGTCTTGATACCAAGCGTATATGACCCGCTGGTTTGGTTGCTGATCCAATACTGTTGCACAGTTGTCGGCACAATGATGTCGCGATTTCCCGTGAGCGTGCCGGTAAAGATGTACGCCGTTTTGTTCAACTCCGCGATTGACAGCGTGTAATTACCGCTACCTGCGATATCAATTGAAAGAACACTAAAGGCATATACCGCAGCCTGACCGAAACCAATCGTCCAGAACTGCACACCATCTGTAACAATGATGCACGAATCACCCGGCGACAAAGTAAGCGTAGCCGCGCCGTTGATGTTCTCAGAGCTATTTGGGTCAACCGTCAAATCGCCCGTGCCGCCATTACGCACTTGCAAGAACCAATCGTTCCCCAGCGACGGTGCAGACGAAAGGAAAAGTGTGCCTGCACCACCCGTCCAAATGTACGCCTTAGAGCGATCACTGGTGCCCGCCGTGTAGTTCGTGCTGAAGGACGCTACTTCAATTGACTGGTTCAGTGTCGTGGCAATCGCTTTGATGCCCAACCCCGCCAAAGCAGAAGCATTCGTAGCCGAAGCGGAAGCGCCATATTGGAATGAGCGCCACGTACCCGCAGCCGTGCTGTTGCTCGTTAAATAAACCTGAAACGTCGTACCGGACTGCGGAGCGCAAATCTGTGTGCCAGTACTCGTGCGAACCGTAAACGTATTGGAGCCGACGTTGTTAAAGAGCACCGTCTGGCCAGTAGCCGCTTCGGTAGCATTCGGCATGTCAATCGTCAGGCCCGCCGTCGTGGCGTTCACATCCATGATAGATGCAGCAATATTGTTGGTCGGCGCAGTCTCTAAGGGCCAATCCAACACCTGACTTACGGTCAGCGAAACGTACCGATACGAAACCTCGCTCGGATAAATGTTGCTGCCACCGAAAACTTGTGTGTACGTTGTCACTGTCATGCCTCCCGGCGATTCGTAGACCGGTCAACGATCTTCTGGAGATCCTCGCCATTCAGCGCAGCCAGCGCCCGGTCATAATAGGACTGCCACAACTGCACGCGCTGATCGTCTTTCACAAAGGGCGTGGCTTCCACCAGCGACCCGTACAACAACAGATTCGGCGCATACTCCGACAGCCAATTTGTCTGGTTCGTGTCATCCAGCAACGGCGGCAGTTCGTAATACAGCACTTCCATCGGATAGGCTTCGTCCGGTGTCGGGCCGAAAATCCAGAAGTTGTAGTTGTAATCCGCGTAAAAGAGCGGCTGGCTGGTCTGCGTCTCGTTCGGCCAATACTGCCGGATGTACTCGTAAGATCGCGCAAAAACCGCCGTATGCGTGTTGTTGTTGTTACCGGTGCCAATGTTGATGCTGATGGTATCGCGCCACCGATCCGGCTTCGGGTAAACCGCTACACCTGCCTGAAGCGTCGTATTGACGACTTGCTGGAATCCCTGAATCTTCAGCTCACGGGCAATCCGCCGCTCGGCCAGCGTAATCAGCCGGGGAATCTGCTCAAACACAATAGGGTCGGTTGCCCCACCGCGTTCAAGGTAGTTCCGGATATCGGACTGCAAACTGGTAAATGTCATCGACGCAGGCATATACCTCTCCTAAGTCCCGCGTCTTACCAGTCGGGCAAGACTATTTGGGCACAATCATACCCTATTTACGATAAATACAGCCTCTGCTCATCCAGCCGACGCTTGACCAATCCCGGCAGGACTCGACCCCCCGCTTTGGTCCATTTCATAAACTCTTCGGCAGCTTCCTCAAACTCGCCCCGATTGATCTTCATCCGCAGCGAACTACGTTGCAGATTGCCGAGTCCGACGTTAAAGGCAAAGCTCACCAGAGCGTCAAATTGGCCTTGGCTATTAACAGCAGCAGGGCAAAGTCGGGCCACGCCGCGCTCAAACCGCGCAAGGTCTTGAGCAAGGATAGCGTCCACCTCTCCCATCGTGAGTTGGCGATCCCAGCCATCGGGTATCGGTAGATTCTTGCGCTCCTCATACTTTACTGCCGCATGGGTAGGGTCGATCACATGGCCAACGCCGATGCTCCAGATTAATGCCGGACATTGGTAAGGTCGCATACGCAAACCTTCATGATGTTTAATCATTTCAATACAGCGAGGGCTTGTTTTCAATTTTCCACCCCTGCCTAATAGCAATGTTTTTCGCCGTAGCCTTATGCACCTTTAAATGTCTTGCTAATGAATTAAACCCAAAAAATATACCGTCTGGTGTGCGGATAACCGATTGCGATCTAGCAATAGCCTGAGTTTGCCTAGTCTTGGTTGTGTGTGACTTGCCAAAAAACGGATTTTCCTGCCCGTATCTAGGGTTTTTATTGCCTATCGGTTTTGCCCTAGCAGCGTAATCAATATACTCACTTCTATCTCCGCCGCAGCCGCCAATAGCCTCGTTCCAGCCAATCTGGAACTCTGGGCGTAACTTAGTTTCTAGGGCATAACACTCTTCGTCTGTCCCGCAAAAGATTACATCGCATAGCAAATTCTTCCAACCGTGGTATCTAATTGCTCTTCCAAAATGGCAATCATTACGCGAAGTAATTGAACGATGTCGGATAAGCCTACTATCTAAATCAATTGCAACCCCGATGTATCCATCAGAGTTCATATCAAAATGCTCTTCAAGCCTTATCCAGTAAACGACGCTCATTTCTTGTTAAAAGCTTGCGTACCAAACCAAAATGCAATTATCGAGGAGAGAATCAACATTTCATCGTCGCTAAACACGTTCTCCATCGCAATCGCGAACGGGATGCCCGTTGTGTAGGCGTACCAGACGCCTGCGATGTTTAGCGCAACCAACTCCAGCACAAAAATGTAGGTGACCACCGGACGCACACTGGCACGAAGGTTGATCATCCACTGGGACGCACCCTCACCAATCTTCATGTCATGTTCGTACAACGCCTGACGCTCTTCGGCAGCAGTCTGCGTCTGGATCTGTTCCAACTTAATCTCTTCGACCCGTGCCTGAGCAATGAAGCCGCGTTCAGCGAGAGCTAGTTCCCGCTCCTTCTGAGCAGCGACGAGGGCCAACTCATGCTTCTTATCCTGCCGGTCTTGGAAGATCGACAAAATCTTCGGTAATCCGCCCGCAAGGAACGAGAGGAAGGTACTGATCATGGTCATCATTTGCCGCGCTCCTCCATCAACTTGACCCGCACCTGCAAGTCATGGATGTCCTGCATTAAATCGTCTTTTAGTTCTTGCCGTGCCGCCGCAGATTGCGGGCTATCAATGATGACGCCTTCGTTCGTTATTAGAATCGGTATCTTGGATTCAATAGCAATCAAGCGGTTCTGGAACGAGGTAATTTCACCCAAAAGCCAAGCCACGGCAGCAAGCAAGACCGGGAACAGCAGATCTACAATTTTCTGCATGTTCACTTGCTTGCCCTCACAACATCATCGCCTTTGGTCACGGTTACGTGGTCGCCCTCTACGTCTACCCGCATCGGCTGTTCCTTGCGGTCAAGCCGGTCAAGTTTGCTGATGAGTTCCTTAATCACCTCAAACTCGGGCTTTTCTTCCTTTTCTACGGTGCCAGCAATAGACGCCAGCATAGAGATTAGGGCGGTCAGCGAGGCACCAAGCAAGCCCATCACAGCGGCGATTTTGTTGCTATCTAGTGCAAGGCTGGATAACACGCCAATCACCACAATGGCGGTGATGTATTTGAGGCCGTCTTTACCAATGGCCTTGCCCGCAACATCCTTGGCGCTGCTGTTAGCTTCAAGGCGCTGTAACTCGGCCTTGATTTGCACTTTTAGCAGTTCAATGTCCTCGCTCATTTAATCGCGTCCACCAACATCACGGCCATGCTGCCAAGCGCACCAATCAGCACAAGGATGACCGTGCCGCCGACAGAAATAACCAATCGCTCAAGACGCTTCAGCCGAGCGTGAATGGCCTCATATCGGACTGCACAAACATCAATGTGACTAGTGACGGTCACTTCTAGCTCCTGCACCGATGTCACGGCATACCCTCAACGACAACCCACGACTGCGTGGCCTCGTCCCACGAATACATCTTGGGCGGTTCGCCCGTACCAGCGTCAGCGGGCATTGGCACC